AGTTCCATCTGTTAGTTCCACTTGGTATGTTAGCGTAAAAACCATAGTTCTTAGTAGCACTTGTTAAGTTAGAACTTACTTAAAAACCAATTTGAGTTCTAATACTTGAACCTGCTCCTATCGTTCCTTGTTGAGTAGAAAAGTGAGTATATGAACCAAGTGTGAAAGAAGCAGCAGCAGTATTTGTAAAAGATGCAAAGTTAGAAGCACTTGATGTTACATCACTTTGAACTGAACCATCTTGTCTAATAGCATAAGCAGTTGTTGCCCCTGTAATATTTTTAGATATCCTTAAACTATATCCTGTTAAAGTAGTTGCACTAATTCCAACCCCACCTGTTGAATCTATTCTCATAGCTTCTACTAAAGAAGTACCTGCAGTTAATGAACGAGTAAAGAATGATAAGTATGCACCACCTGTAGTACCTGCAGAAAATGCTCCTATTTCAGCACCAATTCCACTTGACTTAACACTTGAATCCCTGCTTTCCCATTTGATTGTACCAATATTTTCTCCTGCTGCTGATGATGTATCATTTCTATATAAAGTAATATCTGAACCTGTTGTACTTGCAATAGTTAATATTGATGAATCAACAGTTGCTACAGTTATAATCAAACCACTTCCTGTACCACCTAATAAGGTATTAGATACGGTTAATGTATCACCTACTTTATATGTTGTACCACCCCAAGTTAATGTTGCAGTAGTTATAATGCCACCACTTATTACTATTGTAAATAAAGAATAAACACCATTACTACTTATGTTAGTAGCAGCAACATCAGTATAAGTACCATCAACATAGCCTGTTCCACCATTAGTTAATGTAGTGGTCAAGATTGGACCTGCAGAAACAAAGTTTTGCGAAACTCCTATTCCTGTATCTCCTTGTAAATAGTTAGCAGCATTACCATCCATTAAAAGATTCCATCTATTAGCACCTGATGGTATCAAACCTCTAAATCCAATATTAGTTGTAGCTCCTATTAAACTTGCATTAGCTAAAAAACCTGTTTGTACTGTAACAACACTACCTGCTCCAAATGTAGATTGAGAAGCAAAGTAATGATATAGATTTGATAAAGTAAAGGATGCAGCAGCAGTATTAGGTGAACTAAGATAATATACACCCTGTGATGTTACATCAGATTGAATTGTCCCATCACTAACTATACCATAAGCAGCTGTACCACCTGTTATATTTTTACTAGCAGATAATACTTTATTTGTTAAACTTGTTTGTCCAATTCCTAAACTTCCTGCCATATAGTTAGGTGCAGTACCATCCATATAAAGATTCCAACGATTAGCAGCAGATGGAATTAATCCTCTAAATCCATAGACATTTGTACTATTAATTAAATTAGAAGATGCAAAAAATCCAACCTGATTAGTTACTGTTGAACTTGCTCCAAATGTGCCTTGATTTGCAAGATAATGATATAAATTTGTAAGTGTAAATGCAGAATCTACTGTAGATGCAGTAGTCCTAAAATAATTTACATTTGTAGTTACACCTGATTGAACCTGTCCTTCAGATGATACACCATAAGATGAAGTTGAACCTGTAATATTTGCCGAAACTCTTAAATTATACGCATTCAAACTTGATGTACCAATACCTAAGCCTCCACTTGAAATTGTTGTATTAGAACCTAAAGTAATCAAAGTTCCACTATCAGTAATATTAGAATTTCCTATTGAAGATGTACCACTAAATTTAGGAACATAGTTGATTGTACCTGTACCGCCTATAGAACCTGATCCTGTACCTGTTGCAGTTAATACTCCCCCAACTAAAGATAAGCCAGTTCCTACTGTTGCAGAGGCAGTATTCCCACTTCCGTCTGTAACAAATACTTTGCTATTACCTAATCCACTAAAGTTTGTAACTGAAGGTAAGAAAAGAGTTGTGCCATCTTCATATAAAGAAGCATTACCTATTGCTTTATCTCCTGTATATTTTGTGTAATAACCTACAGTTTGAGAACCTAATTGCTTAATGCCATTTTTAAAGTCAACATAATCAGATGCAGTAATATAACCATCTGTTAAGCTACTTGCAGCAGTAATACCAACTGTAACATTACTTGATAAATCTCCACCACCTGTTAAAGGCGATGTAGCTGTAATTTGTCTTGATGAATTTACTTTATTGTTAAATGTATTCCAATCTGTAGCACTTAAATATCCATCTGTAGATGTATCAGCTTGAGTAATTGATAAAGTCCTATTAGCACTTAAATTACCTCCACCTTGTAATGGTGCAGTAGTTCCTACAGTTCTAGTAGGAGAAACCTTGCCATCAAATGTATTCCAATCGGTAGTCGTTAAATAACCTGGTACGCTACCATTAGCAGCAGCCATACTAATTTGACCATTTGTATTATTATAAGAAACAGGAGCAACTCCACTTAAACTTGTTAAACCAATTGGTGTAACACCTAATACAGAATTGATTGATTTATTCTCCCATAATTGAGTAGAAGTATTAAAGAATATACCATCATTATTTGATGGAGTTTGAGCCGACACATTGTGAAGTTCATCTAATTCATACCCATTTTGAATATTAACTTCAATAGAACCTAATGTTGGATGTGCTCTTACTACCACACCTACATAGACTAAATGATTAGGTGCATATTGTTTAGTAGTTGTATATGTACCTGCCGTTGTAGGACTTAAATATAATTGAGCACCTTCTGTTAAAGCATTTGTGTTTAAGTTGTCTAACTTACCAGCTATAACTATATAACCTGAAGCATTATCTGCAATATCAGTTTGTAAAAAACCTATTGTTTGAGCAGATGTAGCATCAGCATTTGCAATAGCCTTAGCTATTGTTGGCAAGTTTCCTTGAGCACCATTGATATAAACAATAGTACCCTTAGTCATTGTAGCACCACTTCTATTAGTAACTTGAGTTACAAGCCTTTTAGCTTCATCAAAACTTGTAGGAAAGGTTACTAAAGAACCATCACCTGCTACATACTGAGCAGAGGTTCCAGCAAATCCAATATTTATATTGCCACTTGATGTAACAGGGCTTCCTGTAATACTTAAAGCAGCAACTGATTCAGTTATTCCTACACTTGTAACAGTTCCAGCACCATTTGTTGACCAAGTTGTAGCATAGTTAGTAGCACTTGTTTTAGTTAAAACTTGACCTGTAGTTCCACCTACTGGAACACCTTGACCAGCAGGGCCAGTAGGGCCAACCTCACTTACGGTTATCGTTACATTATCCTCAACAACGGTTAAATTTATCATTCTAGTTAGTTTATTTTAGTTACATCTTCGTAAATTATGAATATGCCCCAAATATATGTTTTCTCAGTTCCGTCAGAGAACTGAATAGCCATATCGTAAACATACGATCCAGCATCTATATCCACATTATAAGCAACATTTATTACGTTACTATTTGCTCCTGAGATAGTTATGCCATCCCCAATAGTTAAAGTGGCTAAAGAATCTGTAGATTTAGCTGATTTTCTAATCTGAATTTCTACTACAGCACCTGTAAGGTTAATAGGAGTTACGCCATTTAATAAGGTAAAAGTGTTGTTCCAAGTATCGTTCTTCCAGATTTGGATGTTATATTGGGCTGGTTTAAAGTCAGCATTTGCGTAAGAAGCCATTATATTTTATTTTTACAAATTTACTTAATTATTATTTTCTTTAATTTACCCCTTATTAAGGTCAACTTAAACTGATGCTATTGTATAAGCACCTGTTCCTTGCAAAGACACGCTATAAGTGGAAGCACCTTCAACAGGACCAGTTAATTCAATACTTACAATATTAGCAATACCTGTAAACACGCTATAACCTAAAGTTCCTGAACCATTACCATTATCATTGTCTATCTTAAATTTAACCGTAATTTGTTCCTTTGCTCTAAGCTTAGTAAGCAATGTTAAGTAAGAATAATCACTAAGACAGATAAATCCATCAGCAGATATACTCCAATTAATCTGAGAACCCAAATACTCTTTAAATGAACTAGAGTTTGTAGTAGTTACTTCAACCTGATCTACACTTGTACTAAAAGTGCAATTTGTAGATGCTGCAAAAGGAGTACTTACGCTTGTTGAAGTGTTATATTGATAAAGGACTATGTTAGTTCCGTTTATTACTGATGGCATTATTTCCTAGT